TTTATTCATGGTTTAGCTGTAGCTGTAAATTGCATTCCTGACAGATCATTATCATTTCAAGTTATATTTACAGGTTGTGAAGATGACGATAATGAATCAAATGTACATGGAGGTGCTATGTGGGCTCGCATGCCTATACAAGGAATGATGGCAGATATTCCTGTCGAAGACTGGCCAGAAAGAATGGAAAATCATTTATGTCAACCATGGGATTGTATGTCTCATCATCACTCAGTTATATCAATAGACAGAGCATCATCATCACCATGGTATGCAAAAATAGATGGTGAATTCTATATGGCTAAGTATATCTTTACTGTTGATTATACAGAGCATGATATTGCAGATAGTCCTGATCAACATAAACAAAGTCATTTATTATATTTGACTGAAGGTCAATGGAAAGGAAACTTAGTTGCTCTACCAAACAACAGAGTAAGAGTTACTAATCCTGCATTGTGGGTTACAGGAGAAGGAGCTCCTGACTTTATGCCTAGTCAAGAAATACACAGTAGTGAAGAACACGAAAGCTATACTGACTCTAATGTAACATTTAATAACTTGTACAAAGAAGATTGAGTTTCTAAAAAAATCATGATTAAATACTAAAAAGAAAAGAGAAAATAATGGCAAATAAAAAATCTACTGTTAATAAAGCAGGTAACTATACCAAGCCAACTATGAGAAAAAGACTTTTTAATTCAATAAAAGCAGGCACTAAAGGTGGTAAAGCAGGTCAATGGTCTGCTAGAAAAGCACAACTACTAGCTTCTAGATATAAAAAATCAGGCGGTGGTTATAAGTAATGGCATTAAAAAAATCTCAAAAATCTTTAAAAAATTGGACTAAACAAAAATGGAGTACACCTAGCGGAAAAAAATCATCTGAGACTGGTGAAGTGTATGCTCCTAAAAAAACTATAGATAGATTAAAGTCTACATCAAAAGGCAGAAGTAAATTAGCAAGAGCAAACAAAAAGAAAAGAGCCGCAACTAAAGCAGGTAAACAACACGCAAGACACGGACTACACAAAGGTAAATCAAGAACTGTATAAATATTCTTTAAGGAATATATAAATAATTCTTGTGTTATTGATTTTATAAGTTTAATAATTATATTAATACAAGTATAGGTTAACGATGAAATATATAATACTAACAGTAATAAGTTTATTTGTAGTAACAGGATGTGCAAGTTCAAACATATCTCTGACAGCAAATATACCTGAATCTCAAGAAATTGATATTCGTATAACAACTGAAAACAAAGACTCAGACTAGCTATATCTGAGGGAGAAAAATGGCAGAAACACAGTTTGGTCTTTTGAAAAAAAAGATTCAAGAAGAAAAAATACAGATTGAAGAAAATCTATTGGAGGGAACTGCAAAAGATTACTCTGATTATCGTCATCTCATAGGTATTATTAAAGGTTTATCTATTGCAGAAAGAGAAGTGACTGATATGGAAAAAAGATTTATGGAGGATTAAATGAAAGTAACCGATAATAGAGTATCAAGTAAAAAAGAAAAAGAAGAAGGCGGAATAAACGAAGCCTTTATAAGCAATGAAATGCACGAAACTATAAAAAATAAAGCAGAAATTGCTACAGAAAATTTAATTAAAAAATCAGAAGAAGCAACAGCTTCTCAATTACCTGAACCAAAAGGGTATAGAATATTAATTGCACTACCTGATATATCAATGAAAACAAAAGGCGGTATATATAAGCCTGATGACATGATGCACTCGGAAGAGATAGCCACTGTTGTTGGATTTGTTATGAAGATGGGTGCAGAATGCTACGATGATAAAAAGAAATTTTCGTCAGGTGCGTGGTGTCAAGAGGGAGATTGGGTTGTTTTCCGTGCTTTTACAGGAACAAGATTAAAAATACATGGAAAAGAATTCAGAATTATTAACGATGACAACGTAGAAGCCGTTGTTCAAGATCCTAGAGGAATAGAAAGAGTATGACAGATACACAAACAAACGAAGCAGAAAATTTTGATAATATACCTGAAACAGATACTTCAGCAGAAGATAGGTTTTTTGGTCTTAAATCTTCAGTAGGTATTGATAAAGAATCTAATATTGAAGTAGAAGTAGTAGACGATAGACCTTTAGAAGATAGAAAGCCTCCAAAAAAAGAAGATAGTGAGGTAAATGATTTATCTGAAAATGCAAATAAAAGAATAAAGAAACTAAAGTACGATTACCATGAAGAAAGAAGAGAAAAAGAAAAAGCAGAACGTCTTAGGGATGAGGCGGTTAATTATGCTAAAAGAGCCTCTACTGAAAACGAAAGGCTTAATAAACTTCTTGGTACAGGACAGCAAGAGCTTGTTAAACAAGCGAAACAAAAGGCAGAATTTGCGAAACAAGCCGCTACGCAACATTATAAAAAAGCCTATGAAGATGGTGATGCTGAAGCTATTGCTAAAGCTCAACAAATTCTTACAGAAGCAACTCTTGCAAGTCAACAAGCACAATACTTACCTCAACAATTAGCTAATCAAGTTTTAAGAGAAGAACAACAACAAGCACAACAGCAAGTACAACAAGAGCCTGTTCAACAGCAATCTGTGGAAGTTCCTCAACCTGATGAAAAAGCAGTTGCTTGGCAACAAAACAACGAATGGTTTGGTGCAGATGAAGAAATGACAAATTTTGCATATGGAGTTCACACAAAACTTATTAAAGAAAATGTTGATCCTACATCAAAAGAGTATTATGATCGTGTAGATCAAAGGATGAGGGAAGTTTTTCCTCAGGAATTTGAAACCGAAGATTCATACAAGGAAGTAGCAGATCCTGTAGAATCTCGCAAGTCGCAAACCCCACCTAGTGTGGTAGCTCCTGCGACTAGAAATAACGGAGCAAGACCTAGTAAGGTCAAATTAACTGCTACTCAAGTTTCTCTCGCTAGGAAACTTGGAATTACACCTGAACAATATGCGGCTGAACTTATAAAGGAAAGAAGATAATGACAAAACAAGACATTAACGACAAAAACCAAAAACAAGATCAAATCGAAGCAGAAGTGCTTGAAGCCACAGAAGTTGCAGGTGATAGCCGCACTCCACGAGAAACTAGTGGAAGTAATCAAAGAGCAGACACGCAGCGAACTCAAGCGTGGCAACCACCATCAGTTCTTCCTGATCCCAAACCTCAAGATGGTTGGGTATTTAGATGGATTAGAACTGCTACAGTAGGACAATCAGACAACCCTAATGTCTCATATAGATTTAGGGAAGGATGGGAAGCCTGTAAATCAGAAGACCATCCTGAATTACAGATCATGAGTGATCAAGATTCAAAATGGGCATCTGATGGATGTATCGAAATAGGTGGTCTATTATTATGTAAAGCACCTGCTGAACTCGTGAAATCGAGACAGGAATACTATGACAAGTTAGCCGTTCAGCAAGTTGAGTCTATAGATAATAATTATCTTAGAGAAAGTGATCCTAGAATGCCAATGCTAGAACCGCAAAGGAATTCAAGGACTACATTCGGCAAACATTAATTTTAATTACGGAGTAATAAAATGGCTACAAAAGCAACCCCAATGGGTGCAGAGCCAGTAGGTACTACTTCAGCAAGTGGTTCATTTAGTGGAAAAACAAGATATATTCCAATTAAATCAGCAGAAGGCACAAGCATCTTTTATGGTGACTTTGTCAAACTTGTTTTAGCAGGAGGCGTTGTAACAGTGGCAAAAGACACTGGTACTACAACACTCACACCTGTTGGTGTCTTTTTAGGATGTACATATACTGATCCTAATACAAAACAAACTACTTTTGCCCAATCTTACAATACATCAATCGCAGCTGATGATATCAACGCTATCGTACTAGACGATCCAAATGTTGAATTCAGAATGCAAGCAGATGGTGCTGTAGCAAAAGGCAAAATCGGCAGTAATATAGCAGTTGTGCAAACAGCTGGTTCAACAGATCTCGGAAGAAGCAAAAATGCTTTAGACGCATCTACTGCCGCCACAACAAACACTTTACCAATTCGTATACTTGGATTCGTTGAAAGCGGAGAAAGCACACCAGGAGATGCATTTACTGATCTTATTGTGAAATTCAACGCAGGAATGCACGCATACGACAAGCCTTTAGGCACATAGGAGAATAAGATATGGCAATTTCAAGAGCCCAAATGCTCAAAGAGCTACTTCCAGGTCTAAACGCTTTGTTTGGTTTGGAATATGAAGGGTACGATTCAGAAGATAAAGAAATTTATGAAACTGAAAATTCTGATCGTTCTTTCGAAGAAGAAGTAAAACTCTCAGGTTTCGGTCAAGCACCTGTGAAAAATGAAGGAGCAGCAATGACTTATGATTCTGCTCAAGAATCTTTCACTGCTAGATACACTCATGAGACAGTTGCACTAGGTTTTGCAATTACTGAAGAAGCAATGGAAGACAATCTTTACGATAGTCTTTCTAGCCGATACACTAAAGCACTAGCTAGAGCAATGGCTTATACTAAGCAAGTAAAAGCAGCGTTTCCTTTAAACAATGGTTTTACAAACACTTATCAGTCAGGCGATGGCGTAAATTTATTTACTGCTGTTGGTGATGGCGTAGCAGGCGGTGGTGGTCACCCTCTCGTAAATGGTGGATTCAATAGTAATCGACCTGTTACAGGAGCAGACCTAAACGAAACTTCCTTAGAAGCTGCGATCATCAGTATCTCAGGCTACACCGATGAGAGAGGACTATTAGTTGCAGGTCGTGCAAGAAAACTTATTGTACCACCGAATCTAATGTTCGTAGCTCAAAGGATTCTAGCTACTGATTTAAGACCTAACACTGCTGATAATGATATCAATGCAATTAAATCATTAGGAGTAATTCCTGATGGTTATTCAGTTAATCACTATTTAACTGACACAAATGCATTCTATCTACTAACAGACATACCAAATGGTATGAAACATTTTGTTAGAACACCATTAGAAACAGGAATGGATGGCGATTTCGATACAGGTAATGTGAGATATCGTGCTAGAGAAAGATATAGCTATGGCGTATCTGATCCTCTAGGTATCTATGGAAGCCCTGGTTCTTCATAGGTTTTAGACTATTAAAACTAAGTATTCCTTAAGGAATATTTATTTTAGAGGAGAAGCACTTGCTTCTCCTCTTTTTTTTGTGTATTATTTAAACTTAAATGAATCACTTGACTAACCTCGGTTAGACAACCCAACGACAAGGAGATTATATCATGGGTAAAACAACATTTTCAGGTCCTATCAAAGCAGGAACTATTAACGACACAACAGGCACTGTAGTAGGAACAGACGTTACTAACGTAGGTTTTGTTACAATGGCACAATCAAAATTAGTAGACATCACAGGTGCAAGTCATCTTAATCAAAGAGTTGCAGTTGTTCCTGCAAACTCACAAATTGTAGATGTTATTTTAAACGTAACAACTGCTGGTAACGATGGTGGAGCAGCTACTATTGATGTAGGAACTTCAGCAGACGCAGATGCTTTCTTAGATGGTATTAACACTAAAGCAGTCGCAACAACACACGGAACTTTAGACACAGAAGCTACCAATGTAGGAACAACTGATTTAGAAGTTCTTGCTGACTTTACAGGTGCTAATGGTGACGGAACAACAGGTGTTGCTACAGTTACTGTTCTTTATGTCCAAAACAATAACCTTTCTTAATAACTAAGGAGGTCTAAATGGCAGACGAAAAGAAAATTAAAGCTAAACCTAAAAAAACAGCAGATAAATATGCTAGAGTTGGTTTTGTTCAAGCTACAAAATCCGTTAAAAAGGAGAAGTAAATGGCTGCAACATTAAGGAAAATACAAGATGGTAGTAATAGAGCGGTATGCGTTTTTACTAATCCTGACGCTACTGCTGAAACTAACGCAGTTAAAATAGATTTAAATGGTGGTGGAACAGGTTTAACCCTAGAAGCTAATCAACTAGGTCAAGCATGCACTAGAGTTGGTATAGAAAAAATATGGTACTCTAATATAGGTATGGGTGTTAAAATTCTTTTTAAGGCAAATGCTAATGAATTAGCTATTGAACTTAAAGAAGATTGGTCTGATGAAATATGTTTCAAAGAGTTTACTTCACTAAGAGACTCAGAGACAACAGGCACTAATGGTGACGTTCTCTTCACTACAGTTGGTGCGGCAGGCAATGACACCTATACTATTATTATTTCATTCAAAAAGTTTTACGGATAATTATTATGGCAGAAAGAAAAAGTTTTGTTAGTGAAAAAGTAAAAGAAAGAAATAAAAAAAATAGAGAAAAACTTAAAGGTCTTGGAAAAAGTATTTTAGGTGCATTTAGTCTTGATGCCCTTAGAGGAAATAAAATAAAGCCATTTAAGAAAAGTGAATTTTCTGATGAAGAAATATTAAAAGAAGCAAAAAAAATATCTAAAGAAAGAACAAAAAAAAGAAAAAAAGAAAATAGAAATAGTGAAGATCTAGTTGGTAATAAAGATATAGTTCAAGCTAAGAAAAATTTAAAAGATAATAAAAAAGATAATAAAAAAGATAATAAAAAAGATAATAAAAAAGAAGTTAAGAAAGAAGTTAAAAAAGAAGTTAAGAAAGAAGTTAAAAAAGAAGTTAAGAAAGATACTAAACCTAAAAAGTTTGATTATAAAAATAAAATGAAAACTCAAATGAGTAACTCTAAAGGAAGAAGAAATGCTAGAGGAAGATCATCTTCTGAAATAGCTAATGATCCTTCTTTTATGAAAAATACTTCTAAAGGTAAATATCTTAGAGGTATACATGCTTCTTTACTAAGACAAGGAATGGCAGATGGTGGTGCAGTTAAAAAACCATCTACTAAACCTTCGGCAGGAAATAAGTGGAATTAATAATTTATTAGGGAGGACTTATGGGAAACCACGCAGTCAAAGACCAAGTATTAATTAATGCTTTAGATCAATTCATTATATCAGGAACACAAAAGCAAGCAGCTATTGATTTAGGTATGGCTTTAACTACCTTTCGTTCTCATTGCACTATGGCTAGAGAAAGATGGGATATTACTGAAGATGAATTTTGGAATAAAGATTTTAAACATAAAATACCTAATTCAGAAGATGTCTTCTCTCCAAGATTTGAAAGTATTAATCCTGATGCAGAAGATGATATAGAAGAATACATAGAACATCTTACAAAAAGATTTACTAGAGCTAAAAATAAAAAAGAAAAAACCAAATGGCACAAAATTAAAATTCAAAAGGATGAGCCTATAGGATTAGTTTGGTTAGGCGATCCTCATATTGATGATAACGGATGTGATTGGGTAACTCTTAGAAGAGACCTAGATATAATAAACTCTCATCCTAATATAAAGGGATGTTCTTTGGGTGATTTACAAAATAATTGGGTAGGTCGTCTCGGAAGGCTCTACGCCAATCAGGACACGTCTGCTGAAACTAGTTGGAAGCTCGTGGAATGGCTTGTAAAAGCAGGAGACTTTCTTTTATTAGTAGGGGGTAATCACGATCTCTGGTCAGGAGCAGGTGATCCTATTACATATATGAAATCAGAACATACAATATATGAGCCTTGGGATGCAAGAATATGTCTTGAGTTTCCTAATGGAAGGCAATGTAAAATTTATACGGCTCATGATATGCCAGGACATTCACAATGGAATCCGCTTCACGCTCAGATGAAGAAAGCTAAATGGCAAAGTGATGCTGACTTATACATATCAGGACATAAACATAATTAGGCGTTAGCACAACATGAGTTATATGATGGAAAAATTCATTGGTTAGCTCGTGCTCGTGGTTATAAATTTTTTGATGATTATGCAAGAAATCTTGGATTAGATGAACAAAGAAATGGTCAAGCTATTATGCAAGTAATAGATCCTTTTGCCGAAGGTACTAGCTTTACACATTGTTTTTCTGATATAGAATATGGAAAAGAATTTCTTATGTTTCTTTTAAACAAATATTCTGATAAAAAGGATAAGTAACATAAATTAAATAGGTATTAAATGACAACTTCAGGAACTTCGACATTCAATTTAGATATAGGGGAGATTTGCGAAGAAGCATTTGAGAGAGCAGGATTAGAGATGCGTACAGGTTACGATCTTAGAACTGCTAGACGATCTTTAAATTTACTTTGTTTGGAATGGCAAAATAGAGGAATTAACCTTTGGACAGTACAGAAAGGTGAGATTACTATTGTTGCAGGAACTGCTAAGTACAATATAGAAACAGATGCTGTAGCATTAATAGAACAGTTTATTAGAACAGACGAAGGCAGTACAACAGGTCAATCAGATATACCTTTAACAAGAATTAGTAATTCTACCTATTCAGGTATTCCAAATAAATTAACTACAGGAAGACCTATACAAGTATGGATTAACAGACAAAGAGAAAGACCTGAGGTTAATCTCTGGCCAGTTCCTGATTCAGCACAACCTTATAAATTAGTTTATTATTATTTAAGAAGAATTCAAGATATGGGAGATGTAGCAAGTTTAGATGCTGATGTTCCTGTTCGTTTTCTTCCTGCTTTAGTTGCAGGATTAGCACTGCACATTGCAATTAAAAGACCTGAGTCAAAAGAAAGAGTTGTACTTTTAAAAGAATATTATGAAGAACAATTTAGATTGGCTTCTGAAGAAGATAGAGTTAAAGCAACTGTTCAATTTGTTCCTTACAGTTATAGTTATGGTCAGTAAATGGTTAAGTACGCTAATGGAAAATATGCTTTTGGATTTTGTGACAGAACAGGATTTAGGTACGATTTAAAAGACTTGAGAAGAGAGTTTGTTGGTGGAAACCCAACAGGTTTTTTAGTGGGAAAAGATGTTTGGGATAAAGATGCGGCTCAAAACTTTCAAGGAAGATATACTTTCCAAGATGCACAAGCACTGCCCTATGCAAGACCTGATCAAAATTTAGATCAAAGTAGAAGACTTTTTGCTTTTGATCCTGTTGGTAATGGTGATGGTGGAGGATCAGGAAATTTATTAATGAATACAGCAGTTGGTTCTGTAACAATAGTAACGAGTTAAATTATGTCATACACTTACACAACATTAACACAAGCAATTAAAGATTATTCTAATACAGATGAAACCACATTTAATAATAATATAAATAACTTTATAACAAGTGCAGAAGACAGAATACTTAGAACTTGTCAGTTACCTAATTTTAGAAAAAATGTAGAAGGTCAAATGTCAGCAGGTACACAGTATCTTTCTACTCCTTCTGATTTTTTATCACCATTCTCTTTATCTGTTACTAGCAATAGTAAGCAATCTTTTTTATTATTAAAAGAAGTAGCTTTTTTAAGAGAGGCATATCCTAATGCTACTACCGAAGGAGAGCCTAAATATTACGCATTATTTGATGATGATACATTTATGTTAGCTCCTACACCTACAAATGGTTATACCACCGAGTTGCATTATTTTTATAATCCACCATCTATTACAGCAGTTTCAAGTGGACAAACATGGTTAGGAACAAATGCACCTGAGTGTTTGCTCTATGGTTCTTTAGTTCAGGCAAATTTATTTTTAAAAGGTCAACCTGAAATGCAAGTAGAGTACGAAAAACAATATCAAGAAGCTCTTGCTAGATTAAGAAACGAATCGGCAGGCAAGGATATGCAAGACAGTTATAGATTTGGTCAACCAAGACAAGTAGTTCAATGAATGATTTTTCAGTTTCAGAATCTAGTAAAGTACAAATTCCAATAAGAAATTTAATTAGTATGATTGGTGTTGTAGCTGTAAGTGTATGGTTATACTTTGGTATTGAATCAAGAATTAACAATTTAGAAAACGATGTTATTTTAATATCAAAAGACATAGAACTTAATTCAGAATTTAGGATACTCTGGCCGCGTGGGCAGATGGGAGCTTTACCTGATGATGCTATTCAAGACATAAAAATAGCTATGCTAGAAGAAGAATTAAAAATAATAAAATCAAAGTTAGAGGAGACTAATTAATGTCAATATCAGAAAATATAGGATTATCTCTAGGTAGTGTAATTGTTTCAACAACTGAAAATTCAGGACACTCAGCAGAGTATTGGGCAGAACAAGCAACCAATAGAATTATACAATATTCAGATAATATTGATCCTGTCTTGCAACAACAAGCAAAAGAGTTTAAAAATAATATTTATACTGTTGTATTAGATTATATGAAAAAAGCTGTTCAATCAGATAGAAGTACATTAATATACACATTAGAAAAAGAAGGTCACAAATGTGGCTCAGATATAATTAGGAGATTATAATGGCGATAACGCAAGCAATGACAACTAGCTTTAAAAGACAATTATTAGAAGCAGGTCATAATTTTAAAACTTCTGGTGCAGGCGGTAACACTTTCAACATCGCTTTATACACAAGTTCAGCAAATCTAGACGCAAGTAGCACTGTCTTTACAACGTCTAATGAAGCTACTGGAACTAATTATGCATCAGGTGGAAAACCTCTAACAAATGCAACTCCAACAACTTCAGGAACTACAGCTTTTTGTGACTTTAGTGATGTTACTTGGTCAGCAAGCTCTATTACTGCAAGAGGAGCTATGATTTATAATACATCTAATTCAAATGCTTCTGTTGCTATTTTAGATTTTGGTGCTGATAAAACATCTACAAGTGGTGACTTTACAGTTCAATTCCCAACTGCTGATGCAACGAATGCTATAATAAGGCTTGCATAGATGCCTCACTTTAGTCTTGAAATAGCAGATAGAGTAAAAGAAACCACTACTACAACAGGTACAGGTACTATTAATCTTGCAGGTGCTAAAGATGGATTTCAAAGTTTTGCTGTTGTAGGAGATGGTGGAAGAACTCAATACGCTATTGTAGATTCAAATAATAATACATATGAAATAGGAATAGGAACTTATACAGCAAGTGGAACTACTTTAAGTAGAGATTTTGTTTTTTCATCTTCTAATTCAGATAATTTAGTAAATTTTGGTTCAGGTGAAAAAGATGCTTTTGTAACATTGCCTGCTGAAAGAGCAGGTGTTTTATCTGCTGTTGATATTGCTTCAGCTTCAGGAAACATCCAAGGAAATCAAAAAATTATACCTGAAACAACAGGTGGGTTTATTTTAGGTGCAGTATTTTTAGGAAAAAATGGAACAGAAATAGGCGGTAGTGGAGAAGTAACAGTTTTTGATGGAGCTGTTTATTATATCACAGATACAGCTTATTCAAATGAAATATGTCCTTTTCAAACATCAGCAACACTTAGTGGTGCATCAGTTTCTTTAGGAGAACTAAACATTACAGGAACTGTTCAAGTTCCAACAAGTTTAGAAGTAATAGACGCAACTCAACATGCAACATTAAGTTTGGGTGAAACAATAACTTTAAGTACTTAGGAGAATTTAATGTCTAAATTAGTGGTAAATCAAATTCAATACAGTGGTGGAACTGCATTCACTTTACCACAAAGTGGAGGCACAGCTAATCAAGTAATGAAAACAGATGGAAGTGGTAATCTTAGTTTTGTTAATGGTATTAGCACTGTAAAAAATAGTGGTCAAACAGTAACATATACAATGCCTACAGCACCTGGCAGTGCTAATCAAGTTATAAAGACAAATGGTAGTGGTCAATTATCTTACGCTAATTCTACAGCATCAAACCCAATGTCAGTTGGTAGTCAAGATGGAATGGTTTTAGTGGGCAGTACAGGAGATGCAATGGCTGCAAACAATTCAAATACTGTAGATTTAATTGTTCCTAGCACTTACACAACAAATTATACTGATATTGTGTCTTTTAGACTTACATTTCATGGCATAAGAGCAAGTTCAAGTGGTAAGATATATTTTATACCTCTTAAGCAAGATGGTAGCACCGCTCTTAATTCTAGTGGATTTGGTGGAAATTACAGGTGGAATTATTACTCTTATGGTGCTCATCCTAATTACGGAGTTAATGGTCTTTTAAATCAAGAACCTACTAGTAATACTAATGGCTTTTGTTCTGTTCC